ACGGACGTTGCCTACGAGCGCGGATTGAACGCCGCGAACAACGTCAAGCCGTCCAGATATACCAAAGCAACCTTTTTATGAGTGGGCTAGTCGACCAGTATGGGCGGCCTTTGCAGTCCGTCAATTACGGTTACTACAAGGGGACGCAACGATCCCGCGTTCGGCGGGCGATGGTCAACGAGGTTTCGGACTCGCGGAACACTCTCAATCGCTGGTCCCGCGAACTACTCCTAGGCTACTCTCGCCACCTGTTTACAAACATCGGCGAGATTCGTGGAATGGTCAAAGACGTCGCTCGATACTCGGTTGGTCGGGGGATCAAGCCGCAATCTCAGGCGGGCGACGAGTCCAAAGCCTACGAGCAATTTTTCAAAAATTGGGCCGATAACTGCGATATTCGCGGCCAACACTCCTTTTGGCAGATGCAACGCTTGGCGTCTGTGCGGGCGGATGTTGACGGGGATATCGGGTTTAACATGATCTCAGGGGCCAACGATTGGCCGTTTTTGCAGGCGATCGAGGGGCACCAGATCAAAGGTCCAGGCAAGGACGAAAACGAATTTGACGGCGTAGTGATATCGCCGAGGACCGGTCGCCCCGTGGCCTACATGATTAGCCAAAAAGATGGCGGTCACAAACGCATCCCGGCTGGCAACTTTATCCTGGTTTCCGATCCCGAGCGAGTCGCCCAGTATCGCGGAGTCACGGCAATGGCTCATGCGATCACCGACACCTGGGACGTGTCCGAAATCCTCGATTATGAAAAGGTCGGGGTCAAAGCGCGGAGCGCCATCGGGATGGTGATTAAGACGCACAGCGGCGACGATGACGACGCTACCGCTTTGACCAAAGAGGGCAACGACGCTGCCACTACTGGAGACGTCCCTTGGCAATCCTTTGACGCGGGCATGATTCCGCGCCTGCTCCCCGATGAGGACATCACCGATATTGGAGGCAATCGACCGTCGCCTGCGTTTACCGGGTTTTTAGAGACTCTCATGCGCAAGGTTTGCGTGGGCTACGGTCTCCCCTTTGAGTTTGTCTGGGCGTTAGCGGGAGCCAATGCGGCATCACAAAGGGCGATCTTAGCCAAAAGCCAACGGGTGTTTGACGATCGCTTTGACATGCTCTCCCGATTTAATCACCGCGTTTGGACGTGGGTTATCGCAAAGGGGATCAAGCGCGGGGATCTCAAGTTTACCGAGGATTGGTACAAGGTGCGATGGCAGCAACCCAAGCGAATCACGGTCGACGTGGGGCGAGAAGCCAAGGAAAACCGCGAGGACGTCAAATTTGGGCTCAAAACTATCCAAGCAGCAGTCGGAGAGATGGGCGAGGACTGGGAAGAGACCCGGCACCAGACCGAACGCGAACTTGTCGACCTATTCGAGCGAGCAAACCGCATCGCCGAGCAAAGCAAGATGCCCGTCACAACGGTTCTCGAATACTTGCAACAACGATCACCAAACCCTGTTTTACAGATCAATGACACCGCACTTGCTTAATCGTCTACGGAATCAGGCTTGGGAGATCGAGCCGCGCTATCTTGAGTCTTTTCTCCCCTCGATCGAGCAGGCCAGCGAGTTGCGGTTGCGGGTGGGAATGGAGGACTCGCACAATCGGAATCCACTTTTGCAGGTGTCGGGTGATGTCGGGATTGTGAGCATGTGTGGGGCGATGGGGAAGCGCTTGGACTCGTTTGAGCGCTACATGGGTATGACTGACTACGACGACATTGCCGAGGCGATCGAGGACGCAAACGGGATGGATGACGTCGAAAAGATCGTGCTTTCCATCGATTCCCCGGGCGGGACCGTGGTTGGCAATCAAGAGCTTGCCGACATGGTATACGCCAACGCCAAGCCGATTTACGCTGTCACTGATTGCTACATGGCGTCAGCGGCCTACAAGATCGGAAGCCAAGCAAAGGCGGTGTTTTGCACTCCGTCGGCAATGGTCGGATCGATCGGTACGATGATGATTCGGCAGGACCAAACCAAGTTCCTAGAGCAACTCGGGGTCAAGGTTAAGGCATTTTTCAAGGGGCCACGCAAGGCGGATGGGCACCCGTTTAAACCGATGTCCAAAGACGAGGAAAAGGAACTCGAGGCCATGATTGACCAAATGCACAGCAAATTTGTGCAGACAGTTGAGCGGGCAAGAAAGGTCGATCCGGTCGTGTTTGAGTCTCGTGTCTACGGAGCCGAAGAGGCTGTCACCCTGGGACTCGCCGACGGGATGGTCAACAATCTCTCCGAAGTCCTCGCCTTAATCTAGGTTTTACAATTCTCGCGCATCTTGTGATGAGCGAGAACTCAATGAACATCCTTGAGGCCAACCAGCAGATTGGCGAACTCAAGGCGCAATTGACCACAGAAAAAGAGGCGCGGGCTGCTGTCCAATCCGACCTTGAGGCGGCGAAGGCCGCACACCTGGAAGAAGTCCAGGGGTTGAAGGACTCACACGCAACCGAGCTCACCACGCTCAAAGGGGATCACGCGAAAGAAGTCACCCGTCTTACCGATCAAGTCGAAACGGTAAATGCTGGTCTGAAAACCGCGCTTGAGGAGATCAAAAAACTTCAGGCCGAGGAGAAAACCGCCAGCGAGAAGGCCGTTGAGATCGTAGGCCAAACAGGCGGCGAAGCGGTCGAGGTTGCCGAAGGGAACGCCACCGAGAAGAAAGGCAAGGCGACACCCGAGGAGCTCGCGGAGCTCTACCAGGAGCAATCCAAGATCAAAGGAGCCAAGGCCAAGACGGACTTTTACCTCCAAAACATCAAGCCACGATTGGCTTAGGCATTACCCAAAAAACTTTCAAACCCTACTGCTAAAAAGACATGGCAACAAACAATCTCAACGGTATCAACTGGGCGATGATTGCCGACAAGTCTTTAGACTTTCTCGGACATTCATTCTTCCCACTAAACGCGGTCGCTCGCGATTTCAGCGACGACATCAAGACCAAAGGTGAATCGGTCACAACTCGAGTTATCACGGGCTATACAGCTCAAGACTTGTCGACCGGTTACGCCACAAACGCGCAAAACTCAGTTTCGACAGCGGTAACGGTCACTCTCAACCAGTTCAAGGGTGTCCCGATCGAGTTTAAAGACATCGAAATCGCGAAGGCCGGCAACCTCGAATGGTTGCGCGATCAGTTTGTTGGCCCAGCAATCAACGCGCTGATCGATGACATGATGCAAGACATCTTCGGCGTGTGCTTAACGGCGGACTTCCCGAACGAGTTGGACACGACTCCGGCCAACTTCGATTCCGACGATCTCGCCGACATTCGCGGGGCGCTGACGAAACTGAAGGTTCCGCGAACCGAGCGTTACGCGATCCTGCATCCAGATTTTTACACGAATCTGATTAAGGATGCCCGCATCGAGGACCAAAGCGCGAGCGGATCGACTGACGCCTTGATCGAGGGCCAAGTTCAGCGCATCCGTGGGTTCAATGTTTTCGAATACGACAACATCCCCGCTCTAAGCGCGGAGAACTTCCGAGGCATGTGCTTGCATCCGTCCTCGATTGCGATGGCGGCTCGAACGCTTGCAGACCCGACGGAATCCGATCTCAACGCGCCAGTGATGGTCGAGAATCGGGTCGATCCTGTTAGCGGTATGCCTTTGCAATTCCGTGCCTGGTATTCGCCAGACGATGGCAAAGCTTACTACTCGATTGCCGCTCTCTGGGGCGTCATCAAGGCGCAAGCCAACGGGATGCACCGTTTGGTTGACAACTCCTAATCCGTGACTGGTTGGTAAACGCAAACAGGTTAATCTATGGCGACGAATAATTTAAACGGGGTTAATTGGGCTCAAATTGCGCGGGACGCAATCGAGTTCTACGGGAGCGAATTCTTCCCGATTAACCTGTTTGCAACCAATCTGTCGGACGAGATCAGCACACAAGGCGAGTCCGTCACAACCCGAATCATCACGGGATACACGTCTCAGGATGTCTCAAGCGGGTATTCTGGGGCGGCTCAAAACTCAGTTTCGACGGCGGTGACAACGACGCTGAGCAACTTCAAAGGGCTGCCCGTTGAGTTTAAGGACATCGAGCTAACCAAGGCAGGCGACCCAGAATGGCTCACAAAGCATTTTTTCATTCCGACCCGCGACGCCACAATGAAGGCGCTTGCCGACGACCTCTTGGCGCTGATTACAAACGCCAACTACTCGAACAAATCGACGATTGCCGTGGGCTCGTTTGATGGTGATTCGTTGGCTGACATCCGGGGCGAGTTGACCAAACGAAAGGTTCCGCGAGAGGGGCGATCAATCTTGCTCGATCCTGACTACTACACTGCACTGCTCAAGGATACTTCTTTTTCTGATGCGTCGGCCTCACGGAATCAAGCGGTGCTTCGGGACGGCGTGTTGACTCGGGCGCGGGGGATGGACGTTTACGAATATGAATCGATCCCCGGCAACAGCGAAAACTTGGAAGGGTTCGCGCTCAGCAAAAGCGCTTTGGTGGTAGCGGCCCGACCGATGGCAAACCCGGACGATCGTCAGGTGACGGTCGCCAATCTGGTCGAGCCTAATACGGGCATTCCGTTTCAGTTTCGGGTGTGGTATTCGCCCAACAAAGGCGTTTGCTACATGAGCGCGGGTTTCCTCTACGGGGTTTCCGTTGGGCAAGCGGCAGCATTGCAACGCATCGTTTCGGCTTAATATGAGTGATTTACAACCAGTGCGATACCCGAGCATCACGGTCGGGTGGGATAAAGAAGGGAAGATGCATTGCCTGGCGTTAGGTGGCGCCCAGGAGTGTATCGACAAATTCAAGGAGGAGCGCGACCAAAAGAACTTTGAACGAGTGGCCTACTTCCGAAAGATGAAACCGGACAAGGCGCGAGAGACCGGCAAGAAGCCGAAGAAAATGACATCGATCGATTACTCCCGTTACGACGGCGACAAGGGCCGAGCGCTCAAAGCCAAAGAGCAAGCAGAGCTCGCGGCGGCTGAAGTGATTTCGGATACAAAACAATCTACGCCAAAGGCCAAGGCGAAGAAAAACAGCTAGTCCTGTCATACTGCACACCCCCTGAGGTCCGGTCGGTTTGTTGGTTACCGGTCGGGCCTCTTTCCGTCTTATGAGCTTGTGTCGCATCACATCAATCCGCCCAGGAATCAGGTATCGCGCCAAGAACACGTCCGGCGCTTGGAGAACGCTCGCCGAAGGCGATGCACTGGCAGACGGCGAATCCCTGGAAGTTTTCGCGAATGGGCCGAGGTTCGGGGGGACGGTGTGCGTGCTGCAAAATAGGGTGAGCGCGGCTTGGGCTGATTCCGAACTCATCACGCTTGATTTGACCCTTGGGACAAGCCACACGCGCAAGGACAGACTGACAATCTCCGGCGACACGACCGACTCAACGGTTGTGGTATCGACCTACGACAAAGGGCACCGACCCTTACTTGACGCTCACAACGCCCAGATCGACGGCGAGAACTCTCGCGGCATCATGTTTGAGTGGCAAAACCGTTTGTGGTCTGGGGTGCTGTCTGACGTCACCAGCGACAAGACATTGCAAGAAGGGGGATTCCTGGAAGGGGCCGACGCTCAGCTTGTCGCCCATCGATCGCAGTTTGCGAAGGAGGGTATGATCCCATTGACCGGCCAAAAGCTATTTGCTGAGGAGCCGTTTTTGATTGGCTCAATCCGCACGTCAGATGTGGTCGTAGAGTTTGAGTTGAGGAGAAACACCAATGCCTAGGACGGGGATCGAGATTGATACAACAGAGTTTAATCAAGCTCTGAAAATGTATCTCAAGGTTTCCAAGCGCGATCTCTCCTACATTTGCAACAAGCGGGCCATCAATATCGCGTTTATCGCGATGCGAAAAACACCTTCCGCCCGAGCCCAGCGGATCGAGCGTGATCTCCGAAAAAAGATCCCGATCGAGGGGCGCAAACCAAAGCATCGGCCACCGCGAGCGGCGTTGTTGATCGCCAGCGGGAGCCGGAAGAGTGGGCGAGAGAAGCCAAAGCCGGGACTCTATGGGGCTGTCATGCGATCCGAGATCGCCAAGTTGATCGACAAGCGCAAGCGATCCAAAGCATACGTCAAGAGTGGATGGCTCAAAGCAATCCGAGATTTGCGATCAGCGGCCCAGGAAAAGCGCCGGTTGCGTCCTGCAGGTACTAGAGATTTTGCCAATCCGGCTGGCGAAGGTCGAGCAGCTCGCCCCGGAATCAACCCTACGGCCGAAATCATTAACCACGCACAAGCGGCCCGGAAGATCTCGGGGGCAGCTTTGAGACACGCCTTTTCGGTGGATGCCGCCGATATGCGAAACTTCGCGGCCAGACAACTACGCAAACGAGCACAAGGTTTTAACAGATGAGTTTACGAGAGAGGATCGAGGCAGCATTCAAAGCCTACCTAGAGTCGGTCGGGTTGACTGGAGTTTACACCGGGCTGGGCAATTTCAACGTCGAATATCCGGCGATCGTTTGCACGTTTCTGGGGGCCGAGGAGATCCACAAGCAGGCGTTTACGTTCCGAGTCTCTGTGCTGGTGACTCTTGTAAGCACGGCGGATCCCGAGACAGACAAAAACGCCAAGGCCAATCACGACCGCATTTTTAACCAGATCGTCGAGGCGCTGGAGTTTGACAATCTGGCCGATCTTATAGAGACGAACGGGACAGATCTGAGAGTCAATGGCGTGGAAGCTATCGGTGAGCAACAACCAGATCTGAAGCCCGATGAGAACGAAAAGCCGGTGTTTTCGAGCGGTTACGAGGTGACGTTGATTGCCGGTCACATTTAAAGACGAAGTATGCCAGCACGACAAAAAGGCAAGCCGTTTGTATTCGGCGCGAAGGACGTTGTTACGATCACCAAAACCTCAAACGGTGTTGATGATTCGGCGACACTCTTGGCCGTGATCGAAACCATTTCCCCGGTAATCGCGGCGGACAAGCTTGAGTTCAAAGATGGGGCGGGGGATGTCGATGGGTTGATCTACAACAACAAGCGAACAACGCTCGACATTGAGTTTTATATCTCGGACACCAACACGGCGACGAGTTTGGCGGCACAGAACACCGACATCGAGCCGGGCGACGTTATCACGTTTGACTACGCATCCCCAGACTTCGCCGAGATTGACGACGATTCCCACAAGTTCATTGTCGACGAGGTCGGGAAGAGTGTCACCCGTGGCGATGTTCGCAAGATGTCTCTCCGAATGACCGAGTATTCGTCCGACCTAAGCACCGAGCCAGCCTAGTGCATGACTTTCTAGCCAGTCTCGCCCCAGAATCTTTCACGGTTTTGGGGCGTTCGCTTTTGCCCTTGAGTTACGGGCACGTTGTCTTGTTAAACCGTTTCGATCTCGACCCCGTCAGCACCCCAACTGAATTGATTCTGGCCGTCAACATTTGCCAGCGGTCTTTTCGGGATGGGTTTAACTGGTTTGGCAGTGCGTTGACGCCTCACGGACAACGCCAGCTTGAGAAAGAGGCCGAGCGCATCGGGTTGGGAGTCGACTACGGCAAGCGGTCGTTTCAGGCGTGG